GTTAAACTGTTGTGCTGCTTGTTGACGCAGTGCAGCAATACGCTCTTGTGGGTCTTGTTGTCCAAGTACTTGACGTAGACCAGTAGCGCCTCTTTCAGCAAATACGTTAGCTTGTCCTAAAATACCGCCTAATAAATTAGTACCTGCAGCTTGTCCTGCCTTAGCTGCCATCTGTTCACGAGCTAAAGCAATACCTTCAGGACTCGTACCAAATAAGGAACCAACAACACCTAATTCTTCTTTGTCAAATAAATCTGCCATAATTATTCCTTATGATAACCAGTTGCCAAGAACATTACTAAGACCTTGACTTGCTGCTGTTGCTAGTGGATTAACGACAGAACCAAGCGCTGCACCCTGTCCATAAATGTTTGCTTGTTGTCCTTGTAACTGAGTTGCTAGTGCGCTTTGATTACCTAGTAAACCATAATAACCAGCTTTAGCACCTGCAGTAGCACCAGCAGTGCCAAGAGCAGTAGACAACGATAATGGTGCTTGTGCATAGCCTTCAAGAGTATTAGCAGCACCAAACAAACCAGTACCAGTTGCAATCTGAGCGTTTAACTGATTCTGAGCATAAGTAGGTGCATTAGCAGCTAATCGAGCATCTTCTTGTGCTAAAGAATTATAGTACGCAGCTAGTTCAGGATTAGTAGCCATCAGTCCTTCTGCATTAGGAGCATAACCAGCCATTGTACCACCAGTAACTAAACGGCTAGTACCACGTTGGTATTGACGATTACGCAAAGCAGCTAATTGTTGTTCACGACTAGGAGCCAACAATCCTTGTTGCTGTGCAATATACTGTTGTTGTACATCTTGAGTATTAGTAGTAGTTGGAAGTGCTGCAGCACCCATTCCAAATAGGTTTTGGACTTGTCCAGATACTTGTGAAGTAGGAGTATAACCAGCAGAAATTAGTTTACCAGTATTAGGGTCATACTGGAAATTAGACTGTCCAAAAGCAGTAGTCATTCCAACAGGAGTAAATGAAGCCTGTTCCTGTGCAGTCTTAGTTGCAGCTTGTTGTCCTGCTACATTTTGATTGTAAGCAGTATTGAGACGTCCTAGTTGACTTTGATTTAGGAAATAGTTTGCACCAGCACCAAGTAAACCACCTTGTGATGGTCCTAAACCTAAAGCACTTCTTTGTGCAGCAGTACCGGCACCACCTAATAAGGCTTTAACAGCTTGTGCTCCATACTGTTTAATCAAATTCATTGCAGTGCTAGTATTGGAACCATTCTGACTAGCAAGGGCTGCAGTGAGTTCTGCATCAGACATATTAGTATATGGGTTTACTGGAGCAGCTCCACCATAAAAACCACCTGCTTGAGCTTCTACATCACCAGAGTTTTGTCCGTAATCTACAGGAGAAAAATCTGCTGCAGTGGGAGGTGTGTATGTATCTATATTAGCAGGATTATCATAATATCCGCTATTTAGTAACCAGTCTTCCATTTGTGTACTTCCTGTATTTGTTTGATTAAGTAATCCTGCACCTGCATCGACTGTTGCACCGACTCCAGCCCCAATACCAGCATTTATTGCACCACCTAGTAATCCTTGTCCAATATCGCCACCAGTGGCTCCTGCAGCTACACCGCCACTTACGGCTCCGCCAGCAACTTGTCCTGCTGTAGTTGATACTGCGCTACCTGTGCCAATACCAGCATTTTGTGCAGCAAGCATTGCTGTTTGTTGTGAACCTAACTCAGTTCCGTATTCTGCCATTGTACCAATGTAGTCGCCAACTTCTACACCTGCAGCAGTTGCAGCAGCAGAAACGGCTGCTCTAAATGCTACATCTTCAATAGGTAATCCAGCAGCAACTCCTTTAGCGGCTGCATAGGCTGGAATTGCATATAAAGATGTACCACCAGTAGCAGGAGCAGCAGCAATTGCTGCAATCTTAACTGCAGTTCCTACAGGGTCTTGTACTGCAGGTTGTGTAACGTTTTCGTCAATAAATACACCAACATCACCAACGGCATTGCCTACAGACTCTACAGCATCTCCGACTGAGCTTACTGCGTCTTCAACCCATTGAGCAGGACCACCGCCTTCAAGTGTCATACCTAAAGCAAAAGGACTACGACCTCCACGAGGAGAGAACGCATTAATTGGAAGAGTAGAATCTAAATTATATCTCATTTAGCAATCTCCAGTTCCCATGCAATCTTATTTCCTTTTTTGGTTGTTTTTACTGTTCCCAGTGCTTGCAACATTTTAATTAGTCTAGGATTAGTAGTTTCTGATTGCAGTTTTGTCACACCAGATTGTTTGACTGCATCAAAAGCAACTTTCATTGCTTGAGCCATTATGGGTAAAGAATCTAATGTATACATATGAACTTCTAATACACCCGGTTCTTTACGAATACCAACAAATACTGTATTCTTATCTCTTACTACAACAGCTTTTTTCTGTTGAATTAAAGCCGCTAGTGTCTTAAAAAGTTTGTCTTCTTCTTTACTAAACCCACCACGAGCCAAGTCTTTCTTGATAATTTCAGTAGGAGTATATTCTTGGTCGACAATAGTAGCCATGATTAGAATGTACCGCCATCAACTGATGCCGCTTCTAGCGCACCTGTAACTGTTAAAGTGCCACCAACAGTTTCGTTACCTGAAACAGCTAAAGTAACTGCTGTAAGTGTGCCAGTAAAGGTAGGAGACGCTAAGTCAGCTTTAGTATTGACTGCAGTTTGAATAGCAGCAAACTCAGTATTTATTTCTGTTCCACGAACTAGCTTTAATGGATTTCCAGTAGACAGTGCATCTTTAGCTGCAAAGTCCGTTGCCTTTGTATAGTTACTCATAGTTTTTTTCCACCCTTAACAAACACATCCACTTTTTGTAATGAAACAGCATTATTTTTAATATTTGTTTCAAATCCTAATTGTAGGGTTTTACCTGCACCACTACCATTAATATTGTTAGTAAATATAATTATACCACCAGAATACTCACCAATACCATATTCCCCGATACCATATTCAGCTATGATTGAAGGAGCAATTACTGTTACAGCAGACTGATAAGCCTTTTTAAAGTCAAAGTCCCACTTAACTGTAACGTCTTGATTCTGCGCTCCAATCAACAACATCTCAATCTTTTTAAGAATCTTTGATAAAGTTGGCTGCTGAAAGTCAAAATAACTAGAATAGTAGCTCATGCGATATGCCGTACCATTGTCGGTATATCCATTGTAAAGACCAATATAACCAGCTTGTCCTAATAAGAACTCTCTAGCTGCTGTAGTGCAAAAAGCCGTAGGATTAATCCCTGTCCAAGTAGTTGTTCTTAATGAACCATCTTGCAATACACTTCTTGTGTCAAAACAATAAGTATTGTCTTCTTCTGAAAAAGATAAGACATAAACTGCTTCAATGCTAGAGTAACCTGATTTGATTGTTTTAAAATCAGAAGTATTGGTTAAAGACTCTAACAGTTTGTCTCTTACATTCTTAGAGATGTCTCGCATTGGCATAGACTTCTCTTGTACTGTTCTAGACAAACTTCTAACCCCTGTAGAGGATAAGAAGATAATATCTGTACCAGTAGCCTGTACTGAATCTCTAGCAATACATCCAATACCATTAATGTTGTCTGACAAACTCAATGCAGAAGGGTCTTGTGCATTTGCATAGACCAGAATATGGTTTTCACAGAAGATGATTAAGAAACCATTATGTGCAGCGATAGCCACAATAGGGTCTCCATCACCAACTACGTCAGCAATATTCAATGAACCTGCTGTACCTGTGTGAAAGTTTAGTGGATTAGTTAAATCACTGAAATAGACTGTTTGTCTATCACTAGCAATATCTGCAGTCCATATTCTTCCATAAGCCGTTATCGCACAGTTTGGTGTAAATGTGCTGCTAGTGTGTGCAATCGGCGAGACAGGTAATGTTGCTAAATCTGCTAATACTTGAAAGACATAAGCATTTGTAACTGTAGAATAATTAAAGTATAAAGGCTTATGTCCTGCTTGTGCAACTACAGCTCTTGCTCTAGCATTAGTTACACTAGGTAAAGAAGCTACTTGCCAATGACTGTCTGTAATGGTGTAAGTAGCATTACCAGTATCACCACTATTGCGAATTAACTTTTGTGCTAATGCTGAACCTGTAGATAAAAATAACTTATTGTTACCTGCAGCAAATAATTGATTATTACCTGCTGTAGGAGACAACATCTGTGCAATCGTTTTCACTGCTGAAGTACTTAAATCACTATTAGTAGGTAAATAAGTACTCCAACCCTTACGAGCGCCAATACGACCAAACTTATCAATAACACAGTTGTTTGCTTCTAAAGCATATCCAGCCTCTAAAGATGTTGGAGCATCTTGAAGGTTTAGACCAGCAAATCCCGGCGCTGCAATTGACGAAGTATCAAGCTGTTTGCTCAACTTGGAATCCAATTAGTGTCATCAATAGAACGATTAGATTCTAATGAAATATAGTCTGACATTAAATTCTTAGCTAAAGCATAGGCTTCAGAAGACTGAATACCGCCGTCTTCTCCACGTTCAACTACTGCTCTTGCATAAGCATTTAGAATTACCACATCTGCAGGTACTTTAATAATAGTATTGTCAGAAGTTAATTGTGCTTGTGGCAATACTATATTAAAACGAATATCATAAGCCCCATCAGGAATAGGGAATAAATCTACAAGAGAGTCTCCGTTGCTATCTTGACCATTAAAGATGTAATAGTTTGGAGTACCTTTTTGTGGAGTTGTAGGTAAAAACTGTTGTGTCATAAATGACAAAGGAGCAAGTCTTAAAAACGTATTGCTAGTGTCGTTAATAACATTTAATACTTTAAAGCGAACACCTGAACCAGTTAAGACATAACTAAAGACATCAGCACTGGTTGTAGCTGTTAAGGTTTGTGTAAGAGCGTTCCAGCCGTAAGCTGCTTCAACAGAAGACTTAGCATCGTTGACTAACTCGCCAATCATCTTGCTATAAGCACTTTCGTTAACAGTAGACACTTCAGACTCTCTTAGTCTACGAAGTACGCTATTAACTGCTTGTAAGTATGTTGTTGCCATTAGTTACAATCCCATTTTTTAAGTGCTAATGCTTTTCTTGTTGGTCTACCTTTTTCGTCCTTCATAGGACCCGCTACACCGCCCATGCGAGCGCAAAAACTCTTCCGTCTACCTGCAGCCTTAGGAGACTTTGCAGCCTCTTTAGCGGACACTGGTGGCTTTAGTTTAGAACCAGTAGTCTTATTGTAATAGTCTCTACCTTTTTGGTTAAGACCACCTTCAGGGTTCTGAAATGCTTTCTTTGGCATTATTTCTTCTTCTTAGCAGTCTTAGCAGAATCTTTGAAGTCTTTAGCAGTAGGGGCGCCTTTGCTGCCTACTTTACGCATACGCTCACCAGAACCTTCAGCAATACGCTTACGCTTTGCAGCGATATTAGAATAGAGTCCCTGCTTCATTATCTACCACGACCAGCAGATTTCTTCATTGGCTTCTTAGCCATTCCTGCTTGACTCATTGCAATTGCAATAGCTTGCTTACGAGACTTTACAACTGGACCAGTCTTAGAACCAGTATTTAATGTACCTGCTTTGTACTCGTGCATTACTTTACCAATTTTAGCAGATTGTTTCTTAGTCTCTTTCATACATACTCCTAGTTAGCGTGATATTGCACTTGTGGGGATTGACTTAATTCTACAGTAAACATAATAGTCATTGAAGACCCAGTTTCTGATGTTGCTTCAATATAGTCACCAGCATTTAAGACAATTCTTGGATTAGCTATTTGTAAAAACGATTTAGAACTAATAGATTGTAAAGTCATTATATGAATCTTTGTTGCTAATGAAGTATTATACCAATCTACATCAATTGTCTTATTTGAACTTCCATTATTAATAACATAAATAAAATTAATTACTGCCACACATCCGGCTGGAACAGTGTATAAAGTTGTTAGAGTATTAGCGGTAAGGTTTTTACCGACTGATATTTCTCTCATTCTTTAGGTATCTTTCCCAACCAACCTTGTACAGTCTTAGTTTCATAAATCCGAAAGCAAGTCCACACAATAGTTAACAGAGCAGCAATAGCAGGTAGAATCTGCGCTAGAGTACCTAGCACAGTCATTAGAGAAATGACATCACCAACTACTTTAATACCTTCGTTTGCGTGTTCAGTCATTATTAACCAACCAAAGCTTTAACTTCATCTTGGGTTAAACCTAATGCGGCTAGTTTAGCTAGTGCAGAAGCCTTTGTATCAATAGCGGCTTGTGCATCAGCTTGTGCTTGTGCAGTTACGGCTTGTAGGTCATAAGCTACTTCATTGCCGTTATCATCTAATGCAATACCTGTTCCGCTATTGTAAGTCCTTGCTTGTGGATACATTGCAAATAAAGTTGAAGAAAAATTATTCATGCCGCAATCTCCATAAGAGTAATTTGAGCACCATTTACTTGTGGTGATGGGCTACTTGCAGTTGTGCAATACATTCCATAAGTTGTTGCAGAAGTAGTTGCTGGGCTATCTAAATAAGTAAAAGTAACTCCAGCCTGATATAACCTATTAGTGTTGTACATATATCCTGTTTGTGAAGCATTTTGAAGTGGTAAAATAGTTCCAGTTGAACCTCCACGTTTTAAATAAAACGCAATTTCACCACCATTTGAAGTGTTGTCAGCACTTCCGCATGAAAAAATTACAAATATTTTGCTTGTAGAAAATTTAGGTGTAATGCTTGCGGTTTGAACTGTAATATTAGTTCCGTTTACATTGGTATTGCTTGTATTTCCAGCATTGACCACTTGCAATACCTGACCAGCACTAGCTTGTGTAGTAGCGTTGTTAAATGTAATCCCGTTTGTGCCATCCAAAAGTAGGCTCATATTAATTCCTTTTTCTTACAAT